CATAGGTGTGTTGGAGTTTGGGGACGCAAAAAGCCAGCAAGGTTTGCCCTGCTGGCTTTATGAGACCGAACGCTTAGGTTTAGGGGTTTAGGCGCTGGCGAACAGGCTCGAAGAGGGCTTCTTGGCCATGTTGGATGCAGCTCCGAACGTACCACCAAGCGTACCACCAGACGCACCACCAGGCGTACCTCCAAGGGCAGGTTTCTTGCTGCCGGCTGCGGTCTTGTTGCGGACCAGGCCATTGAACTTGGCTTCCCATACGTTGATGAAGCCAGGCTTGGTAACCTGGGCACGAATCTCTGCCGTGGTCAAACGGTCCTTGGCACGGAAAAACTTGTCGACCTCGTTCTCCTCACGGGTTTCACCGGTAGCCTCGTAGGCGCCGGTAGCCTCGTTCTTCTTGTTCTTGTCCACGGTCTGACGGATCAAGCCACCCAAGACATCCTTGCCAAGTAGGTCCATGAAGACATCGACCTTGGTGGGAACTTCAGCCTTGGCATCTTTCGAATACACGCTGAGGACCTTCACTTCGGTTTGCAGTTCGGAAATCTCCTTGCCAGTTGTGAGCAGGCACAGGTTGTTGGCATGGGTGAAGCCTGGCAGGTAAAAACGCTCGCCCTCTTTTTCGTAGTAGTTCCTGTTGCCCTTGGCATCCCCAGAGGTCATCCAGAGCACCTGGCGCACTTCACTGGATTCGGTTTTGAGCGTCAGGTTGAGAGCCAGGGCACCACTTGCAGCTTTCTGCAGGAAGGCCATGGTGACGGTCATTGCATAGACTGCGGAGTCCAGTGCGGCGTAGCTGGTGCCAACAGAATCTTTGTCTTCGTTGATGGCTTTGTCGGTCGTGAGGTTTGAAAGTGGGTTCATGATAATTTTCTTTAAAGCGGGGTTAAGTTGCATAGAGCAGCGTTCTAGGGAACATTACGCCGTTAAGCGTAGTACTCCTGAAGTTTGTCCATGATGTTCTGGACACTGTTGTCCACGTAGGTTTCTTTGTTGCTGAATAGGCCCATAGGACCCCGGAGTCGTTCGTTGACCGTCTCTTTGGTGAGCTTTGTCTGGAACACGTACTTAAAGCCAAGGGCTTCTTCCTCTGGCGTGATGGTCAACAGCGGTGAGCCATATTCCTTCAGCGCCTTGAGGTTGACCTTCTTGGCGGCGATGACAACGGCGAAGTAGCTTTCCAAGCCATTGTTTTTCAGGGAGCCTTTGACGGGCACCTTCGTTTCCATGACCATCTCGCCCTCATTCACGCTGTCGGCGGTGTGAGCCGTGAAGATCACGTTCTTGGTGGACCTGGCCACGTGCTGCTGCATCAACGTCTTGAAGTACTGGGAAAAGTCTCCCCAGGCCCGCATGCCATTGGTGGATGGCAGGACGTAAATGGACTCGTACATATCCAGGAGATAGGTGAGGCTATCGACCACGATCGTATGCACATCGGGCATGCCCTGTGCTGCGGTAAAAGCCTCAAAAACTTGTAGCGGGTCCGTGATGGTGAAGCCTGTCTTGCCGTCAGGTCCTTTTAGGAACTTGGCTTTGAAGGGCAATTTTTTACCCGATTCGCAGTTCAGGTACATCACGCCCTCGGGGTTCTTCAGTCCTGCGAGGGACATAGATTTCCCCGTAGCTGATTTTCCGCATAGGAGTAGTAGGTTGTCGTTATATTGTTGCGTCATTGGTTTCCTTATTCTTTCGAAGAAGTGCCCGGAGGGCACATCCGCTACTCAGTGAGCGGGAGTCGGACCGGGCCGGATCGGATCGGGCAGGCAATGTTCAGATCCGTGCATTCACGGCCGGTTGACCTGAGCCTTAGTGGTTGGCGACAATTACCTTTGCCAGAGCCTTACTTACGGTGACCATCACGGTTGCGTAAATCTCGTTGGGCGCCAGTTTTTCTGCCATCTTGTCGTTCAAAATCAGCACCCTGTTTTTGATGTCATCAAATCCAAAACCAGCGTCTACCAAGATCATTGCGTACCGAAGCATGAGGTTGTTGCGGTTTCCATCCCCTGCGTTGTTCAGCACCCATCGCTCCAGGTTGTCCATCGAGCTCTGGGTCGTCATCAACTGCTTGCGCTCTTCGTTCTTGCTGGTCTTCGGGATGAAGGGCAGGGCGTCTAACAGCTCGCCATCGTTGTACTCATGGTGGCCGTTGTGAGACAGCCATTTCCGAGCACGCTGATTGGTAGCGGTGTCCACTGCGAATGGGAGCCACTCGTAGATGTTGGACATGAACTCCTTGTAGTCCTTGGCGTCCAACTTCAACTCGTAGTTGATCGGCAAGATGATGCGGAACCGGTGGTCCTCCTCCGTGTGGCGCTTGGTCGTGTAGAGCAGGTACCGGTAGCCTTTGAGAAGGTCTCGTACCGTGTTCATCCTGACTCCGCCATCCACATCCAAAACCACCAGGCTGAAACCAGGAATGCAGTTGTCTTCATTGCGATGCCCGCCACTGATGTGATGGGATACCCAATGCAGTTCCTGTGCCTGAGTCAGCTTGTGCAGCTTGTCGAACGGGGCATACTCACTGACGAAATCGTCAGCTATGTCCTGGCTGTAGGCCAACGGCATCCTGTCAAGATCGGTCACCTTGAGGGTCTCACCCCGAAGGAACTCAATGCCGTCCGACAACGACTTCTTGATGATGATGTTGTTCTTGTAGCCATAGGCAATGGCCAACGACAGCATCTCTGTCTTTTGGCCCATCGCACCACGGTAGAAGGGGAGGTCCTCCACCAGGTCAGCCTGTGTAACCTCACGCTTGGCAGTGGCCATGTACTTGGCCAGCTTCACGTAGTTGCGGTCACGGGTGAGAAGCTGATTGAACGCATCCCCTGACTCCTGCGCCAATGCGATTGCGTTGTACAGGTGTGCCGATGTCAGCTCCGCGGACTCGTCGACAAATGCGTATGCACCTGCCAACTTGAGCGCCTTGTAGTATCTGTGAGAGATTTCAGCTTTCTTGATTTCCTCATGCTCTGCGTAGGTCGCTGCCACGGTCTCACAATGGATCCGGTACTCGATCAGCAGCAAGCTAGTTTCCTTGCTCATGACCAGACGTTTGCTCACGTTGATCATGTCGGCCAGAGCCTCCAGCTTGTCTGCTAGTGCCTGCATGAATACGTTGTTGCCCTTGTTGGTCAACCGGTCGTACACCTGCTCAGGCGTCATGTCATGGGACCTGTGGTTGGCACGGCTGTAGCCAAATAGGCACCTGCGTGCATAGCCAGTTTCCAGCATCGAATACAGCTCCTCTTCCACCTTGCTGCCGTTGAGCAGCTTGGCTGGAGTGCCAAACAAAAGCATGTTGGTGGGGGTGCGCCCGATGATTTCCTCGGCGCGCTTGTTCTCTGCCGTGTTCTTTATCAGCTTTTGCTTGATCAAACCAACGTCATAGAGCTCCAAGAACGTGTTGAGTACGTCGATGTTTCCAACCAGGTTGGAGCCAATTTCATCGATCTGCAGATTGACTGAGCCAGCGCCTGCCATGAGCAGCTTGTGGCGCTGCTGCTTGACCGCTGCAGGGGTTGCTGAGTCGAAGCTGAAAGCCAGCGTACCCAGATCGTCAAACTCCTTTTGAACACGAACCAGTTCCTCATCTGGATCCGTTTTTTTGCGGTTGGCTCGCTTGAGGGAGAGCCTGGGCAAGTTCGTCTCTGCGATCGCAGGGAAGGTGTCCTCCACGAATCGCTGACGGAATAGGTGAACCACCTCGGTTTCCATGATGGTGGTCGAGTGGCCTTTGCCAGATCCTGAGTTGCCCAGGTTCAGGGCGTACAGGTTCACTGGGATGTCGCCACGATCATGGGTGGCGATGGTGCATCGCATCGAGGAGGCCACCACACTGAAGTAGTAGGCGACCAGGACTCGGAAGAACAACGGGTTGTCGTTCTGGACCTTTTCGCACAAGATCTTCACCAGTTGTTCAGACAGCGGGTGATGTTCCAGCTTGTCAAGATTGAGCATAATTTTTCCAGGGTTTAAAGGACAAGATCACCAGCGGCGATCAACACATCCTTTTGTGAGCACAGCGGAAACGCTGCACAGTATTTGCAGGCCATGACCTGGCCAGGTTTTTCCAAGATGATCCCAACACCGATGCTTGCTTTGTGGATCAAGGCTTCCTGCATGGTGTCGAAGTTTTTGGTGGATCGCAGGGTCTTTTCCGGATTCTTGTAGTACTTGAATACTGGCTCCGATCGCCATAGATCTTCTTCATCGCACAGAGGCAAGTGCGCTTCTTCAGCGTCCTTGAATTTCTCCAGCAAGTCGAGCTTTCCGTTGACGAAATGCTCAGTCTCAGCAAGGCTCATCAGTGGCAGAATCCGCTGCTGGAATCGGTTGGGTGGGTACTTCGGATCAGTCTTCGCACGCGCTGCCATCCAATCGGTAAAGATGTACTGGATGGCCATCTCGTCCTGAGTGATGATTGCTGGGCTGAGCCACCGGTAGAGGCTTCCCTGTTGGGAGTGCTTTTTATCGTTCTTGTGGCTGGTGGCCATGAACACTGAAGAGGTCTTGAAGTCCTCCACGCGTCCATCGCCTACGAAGTCGAACTTGCCTGAAATGGTGTATCCACGGATCTGCTTGTAGGCACGTTGCTCCAGGTAGACCGGGATGATGTCGTCGGTCAGTTCTTCCTTGGTGGGGTTGATGCGCACACGTTTGATGACACCGGCTGGCAGCCCGATGTCTGCCATTGCCTGTTGGTAGTTACCCTTCCAGGCACGCTCAATACCATCATGGATAGCAGTGCCCATGCGATTGGCCATTTGCTGTGACAGTTCGGGGCCGGTGATGTCTGCTGGTAGTCTGCTGGACAGGATGGTTTGACGGATTGGTTTGAGCAGTGCCGTGGCTGAAATGGTTTCGGGGTCGTGGTCGTAAGAATCGGACGCAAGGAAGACTGCGAGCGACATCGGTACACTTGAAGTGTTTGAATATTTGGACATTGGGTTCCGTTGAGTTCGGTTGGGTTGAGTTCCGTTGGGTTACGTTATGTTCCGGTGGAAGAGTTGAGGGCCACAGGTTGTGGCTCTATTGGTTTTCGAAGAAGCGTGGGGACCACGCCTGTGACCTGTGACCTGTGTGAC